CCATTCTTTACGACGAATTCGATATTCGTAATCATATATTGCGGCGGCGGCAAACGTTACGGGGAGCTTTCGTCCAATCACCCTAGCCGCGCCAGTGTGACAGCACTGAGCGCGGCGTTTTTATGCGGCCTGTTTGTTCAGTTCTTCGGGAATGTTGATAGTAATCACGCCAGCCGCTTCAAGCTCGGCCAAGTGCGTGGGGGCGTACTTGGCGGCTTCCCAATTTTGGAGCGTGCGAGGAGCAACGCCAGGAAGTTTAGTAAGCCGCTCGGAGCGCGTTTTTCCAAGTCGTTTAAGTGCTTGGGCTAGCCGTTGTGCAGTGGGGTTCATGATGCCTCCGGTATAGTAATCAGTTACTATACTAGGATTATATAGTAATCAGTTACTATAGTCAAGAGGTTTGGAGGGGGATTTTAGGGGCAATTTAGCAACTGATTGCTATAGTAATCAGTTGCCTATTTTGATACACTAGGAGCATGGGAATGGTTGCAGCCGGTGCGTATCTACGCGCATACCGCGAGCGTCTAGGTCTTTCGCAAGATGATGTTGCAAAATATATAGCTGAGAAATTTTAACATGTGACACTAGATGTCGCAACGTCGTGGTAGTAGCACCACGCCACTAGGACAAGCCGTATAAGAAAACCACGCACGATCAGCCGGGGGAACTGCTAAGCGCCTACCCGTTTCCGATAGTGTGTGGTTAGGCAGAATTCTAACACCCTCTTGACAATAATGCTAGAGGTTTGTTAGACTATGCCCTGAACTGCTAAGCATACAGCTCACCCGAGCTGCGCTTAGCAGTTCATTTTGTTGGGCACTCGCGGCGCGCACCCCGCAGGCGTTGCACTCCCTGCGCGTCGCCGCCCACACGAGGCGCGCATGGCGGAACTACTCCCGAATATCAAAGACTTACGCACCAGCCTGCCACATACCAACTGGCGGATCGGCTGGCGTGATGCCACGACCTCGATAACATGGCACTACAACGGCCCGCCCGTTGACCCCACGCGCCAGCGCGGGCAAGGCTTGATGGCGCAGCTTCGCGCCGACGCGATCTACCAGATGCGACCGGGATGGGGCGCAACGCCCAAAGGCGCAGACGGCCTGATGTACCACTTTGCCATTGCGTCCGACGGCACGATTTACCAAACCCGCGACCTTGACGCGCTGCTGTGGCATTGTGCCCACGCCGACGGCAACGGGCACGGCTTGGCGCTCCATCTGCCACTTGGCGGCGACCAAGCCCCCACCGATCCCCAGCTTGATAGCCTTTACCAGCTTACCGACGCACTCCGCAAGCGCTACACCATCCCTATCACCCGCGTGTTCGGGCATCAAGAGTGGAAGCACGCCACGCTCTGTCCCGGCCCGGCCTTGATGGCTGCGCTGCGCACCTACCGGGCGGGCGTGAAAGCCGTTGTCATCCCAACGCCGATAGACCCCGCGCTGCGCCGCTGGCGCGTGCGGGATGGCATTACGGCGAACGTGCGGCAAGGGCCGGATACGCGCTACCCGGTTGCGGGGCGCTTGAAGGCGGGTACGCTGGTGTATGTGGATGCGACGAAAAAGGGGCAAGCTATCGAGGGGCGCGATACGTGGGTGCATATGGCCCGCGTACCGAATGAGCAGGCCGATCTTGGCTTTCTCTGGAGCGGGCTAGGAGAGTGGATGTGAAACACCTAATCCCCTGCACAAGCGGCGACGAACACGACGCCCTGAGCCGATGGGCAAAGGTGCTGTATTGGCGCGCGGGTGAGCGTAAGCGCATCAAGCGGTCGTATCGCCGTCGTGAGCGCCAATGGTTGCGCCGGCAGTTGCAGCGGGAGGCGCTGTGAAGGCAGACGACACCACGCGCGAGACTATTGCGCAATTTATGTTTGATGCGGAAAGCAAGGCGGTTGCCGAAATATTGCGCAGCACCGCAATCCAGCCCGACAAGACCGGCATTGTTGAGTCGCATCTTGCGGGATGGTGGGAGTTTCGCAGCAGCATCGAGGTATTTAGCGATGCTACCGACATCCAGCGCGAGGATGTGTATGCGCGGGCTGATGCCTTGCTTGCGCGACTTTCAGACGGTGTGTTAATTGGCGGTTCTGAGTTTGAGCTACAGCAGCGCGTTGCACCACTAGCGCGGGCGCTTTTGGAAGCGGGCATGGATATAGACACGCTGCTAGAGCGTATGATGGGGCTTGTATGACCACCCCTATCATCAACGCCCCGACCTGCGCGCAGGATCGCGCCGCCGCCTACGTGCTAATGCAGCCGAAACACGGCAGCTACACCGCCCGCGAGATAGACGACATTGCCCGCGCCTATTGGACGCACGCCCGCGCCTGTGGGGTTGACCCATGTGTGGCGTGGGCGCAAATGCTCCACGAGAGCGGCGCATTGTCAAGCTGGTGGAGCCAGCCGCCGCGCCACAACCCCGCTGGCATTGGCGTCAACGGTGCAACGTCGGATGCACAGCCCGTCGGCGCGTGGGCGTTCGATGGCGCGCTGTGGCGAGCGGGCTGTAGCTTTCCGGGCGGCTGGGCGGCGCACGCTATCCCCGCGCACCTGGGGCGGCTCGTGGCGTATGCCGTGAAGCCCCACGACCGCACGGCGGCGCAGGCGGCCTATGTGCTGATGGCAGAGGCGGCGCGGGTACTGCCGTTTCAGTTGCACGGGCGCTGCGAGACAGTAGAGAGCTTGGGCGGCGTGTGGGCGAAGGACGCGGGCTATGGCGGGCGACTGGTGACGCTGTTGGGGATTATGCGCGGCACGTAGGGAAGCGCGCGGCGGCAACGCGGCAAACGACGCAAAAAAATAGCGAAAGGGATAACAACATGGCAGTTCGTGCGAAATTCAAAGTCACCCGCATCGAGCGGTCGCTTTGGCGCAAAGGTGCCGAAGTTCAGACGATTGTGCTGCTGCCTGTGACCAGCGGGTCGGACGAAAACGCGCAGTTCTATGAGGCAACGCCAAGCGGCGAAATCAAGCTCGGCACGGTCAACGCCGAGGCTGCTGCGCAGTTCGAGCTTGAAGGCGAATACTACATTGACTTCACGAAGGCTGAATAAGAGGCATTATGAAGGGTGACGCAAACGCACGCTACAAAATACCAGGGCGGCAGGTGTGGTGTTACTCGCTTCGGTCGTGGTTGAGGAATCTTCTGTGGATGTATATCGCCATGCCGTTTTTGCGCCGTCACGGCTAAACCAGGAAGCGCCGGGCGCGCCGCGCTGACAACACAAGCGCGCCCGGCTAAACCGCGCGGATGAGGCGCGATCTAATACATGACTATACAGCACAACAACGAACAAGACAAGCCCGACGAAGCCGAAGGCGGCGCGGCGTGGGAAGTACGCACCGCTGCGGAGATGCTGACGGAAGCCACCGGCAACCCGGCGGTTGGCACCGCCATGCACCGCGCCATTGAAGGCACGGTGAACGCCACGATTGCGGCGATGGCTCCGAGTTATACCACTACCTTTTCGCGGGTGCTGGAAACCACCTTGCGGGATGCGTTGCGGGATGTTAAAGCCCAGCTTACGCAGAACGGTAACACCACGGCAACAATGGCGGAAGCGTTGAGCCTGTTGAATCGCGTGGTTGAAAACGGGCGGCGGGCCGATCTGGATTGGCGCACGCAGTGGCGCACCGAGGACGACGCCCGGCGCGATGCCCTACACACGGAACTCAATCTGATTTTGAGCGAAATGGGAGGCCTGAAGCAGCAGAACACGCAGCTTCAGGAGGGGTTTTCGTCGTTTGCTGAATCCGTGGATGAACTGCGCCTAGAAGTCGGCGCAATGCGGACTGAACAGCAATCGATGCGGGAAGATGTGGCAACGCTGAAAACGAACGACATGGCGAAGTTTGAATGGCTCGAACGGCTTGAAGCCGGGCTGGACAAGGCGAACGACGGCGCAAAGCACACCAATGCCCGCATTGATCAGCTTGTGGATGTGCAACTGCGCTTTGCCGAGCGCCAGCGGTCACTTGAAGAAAACGCCGCCGTGGGCGTAATGAGCGGCGAACAGCGCGCCAGTATGATGCACTGGTTCATGGAGAATATCGACAAGCTCCAAGCCCTTATCGACGCGGGCGCGCCGCAGAGCAAGCAGGCCAATGGATGACGAAGAACTGCGCCACTTACTTGCGCTTCGCAAGGCAACGCAGATACGCATACGGGTTTTAGAGCAGCGCAAAGCAGAGCGCGGCGACCTTGACACCGGGCAGTCCATTGAACTGCAACAGGCGCAAGAGGATATACACATTCTTGATGCGAAGCTGAGTAGTAGCGGCCCAAGCGCGCAAGTCTCTGAGCTTGTGCCGGATGCACAAATCCTGTTGCTTGACCACAAGCTGAAAAGGTTTAGCGAACGCTGGGACGACGGCATGGCGTTCATTATGCACCACTTTGCGCAGGAAGCGGAAGCGCGAGCCGCAGGCCAGCAGCGCACCGCGCAAGAGCAGCGCCGCATCTGGATTAGCGTCGGGTTGCTGGCGCTTGCGGTGCTCGTACTCACGCTGCTGGTGGTACGGTGGTTTGTATGATTGAGCCATCGGAGGACATCGAGCAAGCCCGGCGCAACCTGCTACGGCAGCAAGCGTGGCTCACGCAGCAAGCCACCCGCCACGCGCTTGAACTGATTGCGCAGCGTCGGCGTATGACGCGGCTGGAAGCCATCGTGCTGGCGCTGGTGGTTGTAGAGGTATTGCGGTGGCTGGTAGACTTGGCACGGTAAAGGGAGGGAACGAATGGCACAAATCAAAGTGCGCGAAATTAACCACGATGAAGCGGTGCAATGCGTTGACGCACTTGTTGCAGCAAATCCGCTGCTTCTGCCCGGAACGCCCGGCGACTTTGCGCGACTGGTTGAATTACGCCGGGCGTATGATGCGGCGTGCGTAGACTACGCGCAGCGGCACGGGCTGGTCGGCATGGCGGGGTATGTGGCGGTTGAAGATGCGCGGATTGTCGGCGTTATGCCATTCTCGATTGCCCCTAGCGATGTAGGGGTATGGGAACCGTGAGCGGCAAAGACGCACTTGACATTCTGCGCGAATTGATTGGCAGTGTTGATGCGCCGCCCGATTTCTCGGCACACGCGCAACCCACCGCCGACCACCACACCGCCGCATGGCCCGCGCTGACGCTGTGCCTCGTCTATGGCCCGCCGCTGGCATTGGGCGCGTGGATGGCGTGGCGGGTGTGGCGTAGCAAGAGAGGGAGAGAGTATGAGCAAAAACACATGGCGGAATCGGATCGTCGGGCATGGCGAAATGCCCGCAAGCGAGTTCCTAGCGAACCCGTTGAACTGGCGCATTCACCCGCAATTCCAGCAGGAAGCGATGACGGGCGCGCTGAACGAGATCGGCTGGATTGACGAAGTAACCGTCAACACGCGCACCGGGCGCATTGTCGATGGGCACTTGCGCGTCACACTGGCGTTGCGAGCAGGCGATAACACGCCCGTGCCGTATAAAGAAGTGGACTTATCCGAAGAAGAAGAGGCGCTGGCGCTGGCGTCGAAAGACCCGATTGCTGCGCTGGCAGTGACCGACAACGCGCAGTACCTTGCGTTGCTCGACGGCGTGAGCAGCGGTGAGGCGGCGCTCCAGCAGTTGCTCGACCAGGTGGCGGGGATGGAAGCGGCAGTACCAGATATTGAGTTCAAAGAATATGACGAGTCAGTTGAGAACGATGTTAAATACTGTACCTGCCCAAGCTGCGGCCATAAGTTCCCGCAGTAGCTATCTTGATACCCTGAGCGCGGCGTGGGCGCAACATCTTGCGCCGCGTGCGGAGAACGCGCCGACCGTCATCAGCACGTTTGCGGGCTGTGGTGGTTCATCGCTGGGCTACAGCATGGCGGGCTTCCGTGAACTGCTTGCGGTCGAATGGGATCAAAATGCCGTCGATACGTTCCGCTTCAACTTTCCGGATGTGCCGGTGTATCACGGCGACATTGCCGCGTTGTCTGTGGAGGACTGCCTGGCACGCACAGGGTTACAGCCGGGCGAGCTTGATGTGTTCGACGGTTCGCCGCCATGCCAGGGGTTTAGCACGGCAGGCAAGCGCATGATAGACGACCCGCGCAACCAATTGTTTCGTGAGTATGTGCGCCTCTTGCGCGGGCTGCGCCCCAAAGTGTTCGTGATGGAGAACGTGTCTGGCATGGTCAAAGGCAAAATGAAGCTGATTTTTGCTGACATTCTGCGCGAACTGAAAGCCAGCGGGTATCAGGTATCAGCGCGGTTGATGAATGCGATGTACTTCAATGTGCCGCAGAGCCGGGAGCGCATGATCTTCATTGGTGTGCGGGATGATCTTGGGGTAGCGCCGACGCATCCGAGGGGGTCGAATAAGCCGATCACAGTCAGGGAAGCAATTGGCGCAATTGCTTCCCTGCACAATTCTAGCTTTAATTGGCGGGCGCTTCCTGATCGACCATTTGCCACGCTTACCAAAACAAAGTCGAATGCACATCGAGTCATCGATCCGCCTGCACTCACTGAATTACAACGACAACGCTACCACGAGATCAAGCCAGGTACGGCGCATCCCATCCGATTCTCTTTTGTGAGAATCGGATGGGATGCGCCGTGCAATACGATTGTTCGTGAGCGTGGCAGTGGCGGCATTATGCATCCCGAAGAGGCGCGATTACTTTATGATTGGGAGTTGAAGCGCGCGGCATCCTATCCTGATGATTTTCAATTCATCGGCACATACGATCAAATGCTTAATCGCATCGGCAACAGCGTCCCGCCGCTGTTTATGCGCAGTATTGCCGCGCACATCCGGGAGTGCATCCTTCATGCCTAGCACCATCGAACGCTTGTCCGATGAGAGCGCGAAGGCGTTCGAAGCAAGAACCACGTATGTGCTGCTTGGTCCGTCGCGCAGCTTGGAAAAACTGCGGCAACAGATCGGCAGTAGATCGGTGCGTTACCTTGAAAAGTGGAGCGCAGATCACGACTGGGCCGCAACCGCCCGCGCGTGGGACGACCAGCAAGCCGCTGCCGCACTGGATCGTGCGTCCGAAGAATACCAAGCCGCGCTCAGTGACTACCGCAAGCGCTACGGCGAAATGGGCAAGGCGCTGTTAGGCGTGTCGGCCAAGCTCTTGACGAAGCTGAACCGCACGGTGGAAACGTTAGCCCTTGAACCGTCGGCCTTGAACCTCATCACGAACGCGGCGAAAACCGCCGCCGACCTTGAAGCCTTAGCGTTACGCATCGAGCATCTACTGAATGAGTCTGGTAGCGAATAGCCGATACAAGCTCACGCACGAACCGCCGCCGTTCAGGCGAGCGGGGCGCGGCGCTGCGGTGGCGTCCGACACCCTGCCACCCGTGGAAGCGTTCATTGATCGCTATGTCATCATTGACGACGCGCAAGACCACGGCGACGGTGCAGGCGTGATGCCGTTCGCTCTGTGGCCGGCCCAGCGCGAACTCCTGCACGATATGCAGACGGAGCCGCGCTTGCTGATCCTGAAAGCCCGGCAGCTTGGCATTAGCTGGCTTGCCTGCGCGTATGCGCTGTGGCTGTGCCTCGCCAAGCCGGGGCGTGTGGTGCTGGCGTTCAGCAAGGGGCAGGCGGAAGCAAACGAGCTGACGCGCCGCGTTACGGTGATGTATGAACGCTTGCCGGATACATTGCGCGCCGCCCTGCCTGCCGTCGTCAAGGCAAACACAGAGGCGATTGAGTGGGCGAACGGGAGTCGCTTTACGTCCATGCCCGCCACACCCAGCGCCGGGCGCACGTTCACCGCCTCGCTGGTACTCATGGACGAAGCCGCGTTTATGCTGTACGCCGACAAGCTGTATACCGCCTTGAAGCCTACGGTGGACGGCGGCGGGTCACTGATCATCCTGAGTACGGCGAACGGGCGCGGCAACCTGTTTGCGGCGATGGTGGAGCGCGCCCGCAGCGGCGCGGGGCGCTTTGCGTTTCGCTTCCTGCCCTGGCACGCCCGGCCCGGACGTGATGCGGCGTGGTATGCGCTCACCGAGGCGGAAGCGGTAGACTCGGCATTGATGCGGCAAGAGTACCCCGCTACGCCGGACGAAGCCTTTGAAGCCACCGAAGTGGATGCGTTCCTGCCCTCTATCGCGCTCTGGGATGCCTGCAAAGAAGCGCTGCCACCGCTTGACCCGCACACGCCCTGCATTCTGGCATTGGACGCGGGCGAATCGAATGACGTGTTTGCGTCGGTACTTGTCTCTGCGCATCCCACCGACCCGCAGCGCCTTGCGGTGCGCTACGTGCAGCCCTACGTGCCCACGCCCGGTATGCCCCTGGACTTTGACGCCATCGAAGCCGACATCCGGGCGCTCTGTGGGCGCTATGCCGCGCAACAGCTTGCGTATGACCCGTTTCTGCTGGGCCAGATGGTGCGGCGGCTCACGAATGGCCCCGACGCCATCCGCACGCCCGTGGAGCCGTTTCCGCAAGGCGCGGCGCGGCTCGAAGCCGACAAGGGTTTATACGACCTCATCACGCAACGCCGCATTGCGCACGATGGGAATGCGGCGTTGCGGGCGCACATTGCGAACGCGAACAAGAAGATTGACGCGGAAGGGCGGCGGCTGCGCATCGTGAAGCGGGTCTATAGCTTGAAGATAGACCTGGCTGTCTGTTTGTCGATGGCCTGCGCACGGGCGGGCGAACTGACACCGATTGACGGCTTCTCATTTAGCTACGATACAAGGACACGCTAATGCTCCCACGCCTTGAACACACGGCCTACCTGGTTGATGCTATCAAAGATAGGAAAATCGATGGCAATAGGACTAAGCATTTCGTCACCAGAGCAAACAGCGTACTTACAGGCGTTAGTTGCTGACGAAACCGAATATCAAGCGGATATATTGCAAGCGCGGATGTATCATGACGGAAGGCAGTTCGTTGCGCTCACCGACCGTCTGCGCGCCTTCTTAGGCGGCGACGTACTCAACACCGCCGACGATTGGAAGCGGCTGCGCCTGAACGTCTGCCGCATTGTGTTGACCGCAGTGCTGGAACGTCTGAGCGTCACCGGCTTTGAGAGCGACGAAACCGCCGACGCCAAGCCCGTGGCCGCGTGGGCGTGGCAAACGTGGCAGAAGAACCGCATGGACGCCAAGCAGCGCCGCGCGCATGAGGCGGTACTCAGGGACAGCGAGGCGTTTGTCATCGTGGATTGGGATAACCTGAACAAGCGCCCACGCTTCACGCCGCATGACCGCTACATTGATGCCAGCGTCGGCGGGGATAACGCTGGATGCAAGGCGTTCTACCGCAACGACGATCCCGATCAGGACTTGCTCTATGTCACGAAGCGCTGGGCAGAAGTGGAGTACACGAAGAGGCAGCGCACCACGCGCCAGCGCTTGACCGTGTATTACCCGGATCGGATTGAGAAGTTCGCCGGCACGCCGGGCGCGTGGAAGCCGGTGGAGACGGTAGTATGGCGACACCGCGACGGCACGCCGCTGGGCATCCCCGTCGCGCATGGCCGCAGCAGCGCGGGCATGGAGGCGCGGGAAGCATGGCCGCTGCAAAACGCCATCAACAAGGTGCTGGTAGACCTGATGCGCGAAAGCGACATGTCAGCGTTTCGCATTCTCGTGGCGTTCGGCTGGAAGCCGGTCGATAAAAACGGGCGCCCGCTTACGATTGAACCGGGGACGTGGGTAGGCAGTGAGAGCAAGGACGCGAGCCTAGGCGAAATCAAAGGCTCCGACCTCTCGCAGTTCTTGAACGTCTTGGACGCGCTCATCTACAAAGTGGCCACCGTGACCGACACGCCCGTGAGCCGCTTCATTGCCACCAAGCAGATAGCGGCGGAAGGCTCGCAGAAAGAGCAGGGCGGGCCGCTGCTGAACAAAGCGCGGGCGCGGGCGGGCGAGCTGGGCAACATGTGGGAGGATGCGCTGCACATCGCACGGCGGCTCGAAAACACGTTCGGCGCAGGCGGGCTGGATGAGGCGGCGCAGTTGTCAACGACGTGGGACGCGCTCGATGTGCGTGACGAAGCGGCGGAATTGAAGCGGGCGGAAACCTATGACCGGCTCGGCGTGCCGCTGGAAATCATCGCCGGAGTGCTGGGCTTCACCCCCGCGCAAACGGCGGCGTGGCAGGCGGAGAAGGACGCGCGGCGGGCGCTGGCGCAAACGATAGGGCAGACGCCGCAGCAAGGGCAGCAGGGAGTACAGGCCGATGAGCAGCAGCAAGGAGGAAAAGGTGAGAAGTCGGTATGAATTAGCAATCGAAGCCGAAAACGAGCCAGCGCGCAAGCGGTGCAAAAAGTGCGGAATTAAACAGCCGCTTACTCAATTTCACAGGCAAAGTGCAACCAAGGATGGATATACCACACGATGTAAAGAATGTGTAAACAAAGCAAATCGCAAATATAAAGATAAAACAGATCAATTCTGGAAACGATACCACGCAAAAACGGTTCGCAATGGTCAGTGCCTAGAATGGAACGGCGCATATCACGGTGATACGCCATGTTACGGAGGTTCTAGAGAGGATGTGCGCAGAATAGTATATCACCTCTCTACTGGTGCGGTAGGTGACGATGTTAGCGTAGTTACGGAATGTCGAAATAAACGGTGTGTTCGCCTATCGCATTTGAAGTGCATTCCTCGGCAATCGGGACTTTTAACCGGGGCCGCTTGGTATGAGCGACACGCCGACGCCTTGCCGCGCGGAAAGGAGCATTGGCACTACAGAACCCCTGAAAAGACGCCACGCGGCGACAATCATGGCAGTCGGAAACACCCTGAGAGGCTTGCGCGTGGCGATGAACATTACGCACGCCAACACCCTGAGAGGCTTGCGCGTGGTTCACAGTCTGGGCAAGCGAAACTTACCGAAGAACAGGTTCTTGAGATACGAGAAATATACAGCCGTAAAGAAATGACACAGCGCCAACTTGCGCGACATTTTAATATCTCACAACGCAATATCAATTCTATCCTGCTTCGTAAGATTTGGACGCATATATGACCATCCTGCAACTGCAAACCATGCGCCGCCTGTTGCTTGGCATCCTCGCTATCGTGGAAGCCGAGCTAACGGCGCGGGGTGCATTGCGGGATACGGCGCGGGCAACTATGGTACACTATCGGCAGGAGGAACCGCGATGACCTACACGATACGCGGCACGGTACAAACCGGGCATGTCCTTGCGACAGAGCAAGATGCCGACGGGCGGCAGTACATTACACCCGTCGACCCTGCCAAGCACAAATACCCCTTTGTTGGCGTGGCGGCGAAGCCTCTAGCCGATGGTGCAGTAATCATAATGGAGCCGAACAAAGACGGTTTCACCGAGGCGGGCGATCTGGTTGTGGTGCGCGGTTTGCGCGGGCGGGTTGTGGCCGCGCCGCTGGAAGGGCGGGTATACATCAGCCCGGATGGACGCGCATACCCATCGCGCACTACGTAACGCCGTAGATAGTCAGTAGCCTTAACTATTGCAGTGCTTGACAGTCTATGCTAGAATGATTCGCAAGCAACTGCGCGGGAGTGCATCGGCTCTAAGCCTTGGGTGGAAGTCCTGAGATGTCCCGCGCCTAACTTCATACTGTAGCCCATCGTCGTTTTAGCGACCATCGGCCTAGCCCTTCGGGGTTAGGCCGATTTTTTTGTTTTCTGGCGTGCGATGCGCGCCCACAGGAGCAACCGATGGTACTCCGACCCTACTTTTCCCCTGATGACGGCCAGCCCGACGGCGGCGAATCCGACGACGGCGGCAAGGTGAAGGCGAGTGACATTCTGAACCGCTACGGCAAGAACGAAGAAGCCGCGTTGCGACTCGCAGAACTCTACGCCGATGCTCAGAATACGCTCTATCGCCTGCGCACCCAAAAGCGCACCTTGACCGACGAACGCGACACGCTCCGCAGGCAACTGCCCGCCGATGGCGCGGTGGTCGTGAGCGCAGCCGACGCCGCATTGCTGGAAAGCTACCGGGCATTGGGCGCGCCTGATGCGGTCAAAGCCACGCTTGACGCCGCACAGACCGCCAACGCCAAACTTGCCAGCCTGGAACGCGAGGCGCGCACCCGCGCCGCCGCTGATGCGGTCGGCTACAAGCCGGGCGTGCTGGCAACCCTGGCGAGTGAATTGGAACTTGCGACCAAGGCCGGCAAGGATGGCCCACAGGCGTTCGTGGTTGCCGATGGCACCGAGACGCCGCTGGAGGACTACGCCGCCGCGCATTGGGCCGATTTTCTCCCAGCGCTGCGCCCGTCATCGGCTCCCGCCGCGCCGCCCATCGCGCCCGATATTGACGCGGGCGGGCGGGGTGGTAATCCCAAAGAAGTGACCCAAGAGCAGCGCGAGAATCATACGCGCCGCTTCGCACGTTCGTTCTAGGAGTACGACCGGATGACAACGATTAACCTGGATACGGCGAATAAGGTAGAGATGGTTGAGAGCATCGTGCAGATGACGCTCGTGGCCGCCGAAGCCATTACCGCCGGGGCGATTGTCCGCATTGATACCACGGCGGGCAAGTTTACCAACGGCAACGGCAGCAGCAGCACAGAAGTGCGCATCTACGGCGTGGCGCTGAAAACCGCCGCCGCCGGGGAGCCGGTGACCGCCATTCGCAAAGGCGTCCTTGATGGCTGGGATTTGTCCGGCATGAACTACGACGCCGCGGTCTATGCATCGGACACCGACGGGCGGCTTGATACGGCAGCCGGTACCGTCTCGCTAGTGATTGGCCGTGTCATTCCTGCAACAGCCAACTTGCTGGGCGCTTCGCCTGACAAGCTGCTGTTTGTAGACCTGTAAGGAGGCAGCGCAATGGCAGTTCTTTACGGCCTCCTGAATGAGCAGGACTTGGCGGCGCAGCGCGTCACCACAGTGGGCGTGCGGCAGGTATTCGACGCGATTGATCAGAGTGTGGCCGAGCATGACCGCGTGATGGCATCCCTGATGGGCCTGTTCACCCGGCCGACCACCGAGTTTCAAGTGCAGTATGAGACGGCGGCAAGCATTCGCCTGCAACCCCTCGACAATAGCGGGCGCGCCCGCCCGGTGAAGTTTAGTGGCTCCTACACCGTGGGCCTGCCGCTGAATCAGGCCGGCGCAGCCTGGGGCCATGACTACGTGACCGGCGTGAAGATGACCGTGGGCGAAGCCGCCCGCATCACCAGCGCCATGCTGGACGCGGATAGCCGCTGGATGCGCGATCATCTGCTGGCAGCGCTGTTCGTGGATGGCTCGTACACCTTCACCGACCCCGCGCGCGGCGCGCTCACGGTCTATGGCCCGGCATCGGGCGATAGCACGCTGTACCAGATTATGAGCGGCGCGGATAGCGCGGCCACCGACGATCATGTCAAGGGCACCGCCGCGATTGCTGCGGCGACGTTCTCCGACATTTACGACGAGTTGCGCGAACACCCGGAGAACGGCGACGGCGAAGTGATTACGTTCATCTCAACCGCCGACCAAAGCGCCGTGGAGGGCTTGACTGGCTTCTACCCGGTGAGCGATGCCAATCTCCGCAACGGCCTGGGCGTCACGGAGCTTGTCGGCTCGCTGGGCGTAGCCACGCCGGGCGATCTGATTGGCTACATCGAGAAGAACTGGGTCTATGTGTGGCGCGGGATGCCCGCGAACTACACCATCTCGCTGGCGCTGGGCGGTGAGAAACCACTGGCGATGCGACAGGATGAAGAAGTCGAGCTGCAAGGCTTCAAGCGTGTGGCCGAGCGCAACGATCACCCGTGGTATGAAGAGCAGTGGCTCCGCCGCGCCGGTTTCGGTGCGTGGAACCGCGTCGGCGCAGTGGTCTACAAGACCAACAACGCAACCTACAGCGTTCCGACCGGCTACACCAGCCCAATGCCGTAAGGTGACCGCGCGGGGCGGGTTTAGGCCCGCCCCGCCTTCGGAGAATGATATGCACCCACGCGCCTTAGACGAACGCAGCGCCGCCGCCCGCAAGAAGCTGGAGAGCGCGGCTACGCGCATTTCCGAACGGCTGGGGATTGACGGGCTGGAAGCTATCGAGCCACGCGACACCCGCGACCCGGCGATCTACGCCATGCGGCAACTGGAAGTCACCGCCAGCCTGATGGATCGCGCCGCCCGTGCGCTGGCACCGAAAGCCGATACTGAGCAGGACACACCCGCGCCGAACGACGAAGCCCCCGCCAAGCGGAGCCGGGCGAAGTCGTGACCATCCTTGACGCCGCCGACTACGCCGCGCTGCGCGCCGTGTTGCGCGCCGATAGCGACACCCTTCCGGATGCCACGCTTCTGGCGTTCATCGGCTTGACCGATCCCGTCATCAAGCGCTATGTACCGGGGTGGGCAAGTCTCAGCGGCGATGCGCTGCTGTGGCTTGAGAGCGCGGCGCTGTACCTGACGGCGGAGCGTATCGCGCTCTCGCAGCCAAGCGGCGGGAAGGTGAGCGGCTTAGGCTTTAGTATCGAGGAAGGCGCGCCCACCGCCGCGCAGTTGCGCGATCTTGCTGCGCTTGAACTCGCCGCGCTTGGTGTGGAACTGCCGACCGCAACCGGCTTTGCGGTACAGGTGGGGCGCAGCGATGGCTATACGGAGATTGCCGCGCAGTGAGAGTATGGTTTCGCAATTGGTGGGCAATCAAGCGGGCGCGGGATATTGACACCCCCGCCACCTACACCGCGCGGTTGCTGGCGCTTAGCCCGCTGGCGCACTACAGCCTGGGGGATGCCGTCGGCAGCAGCACTGCCGTCGATGACAGCGGCAACGCCCGCAATGGCACGCCCGGCAACATCACGTTTGGCGTGACGGGTAGCGGCGACGGCCTGACGGCGGCGCGGTGGAATGGCAGCGCGGGCACGATCAACCTGACAACCGCGCTCGCAAGCGTGTGGGGCGGGCAAGAGGGCAGCGTGGTGCTGCGCATCAACACCACGGCGCTCTCGGACGCGACGACGCGGCGACTGTTCGCGGCGCGCGTGGATGCGAATAACCTGCTTGACCTGTATTCCGATGGCGCGGGCAACATTACGGCGCAGTACACGGCGGGCGGCACCTCGAAGTTCACCGGCTACACGCCGCTGTATGCGGCGGGCTGGCTTGACGTGGCGGTGACGTGGAGTAAGACGGCAAACGCGCTCATCATTTACTTTAACGGCATGCGCCAGGACTCGATCAAAACCGGGCTGGGGACATGGGCCGGAACGCCCGTCGGCGTGCGGATCGGCTCGAAATACGACAATAGCGGCGGCTTCTTTTCCGGCGATATTGCGCATGTGACCGTCTTGAATCGGGCGCTTTCCGTCTCGGAGGTTGTGCGCGCCGCCGAGCGCAGCGGGCAGGTGTTGTTCGACGGCGATAGCCGCAGCGACATCACCTACGAAATGGCGCTCATGGCGGATAGCACCGTAGAGGCGCAGAAGTGGGGCGGCAGCATCTATGCCGTGTCGGGCACGACGACCAGCCAGTTCATCAGCCGCGCCGCTACCGGCATTGACGCAGCGTATTCCAGCGGTTTTGGCACACGGCAGGTATGCGTGGTGTTCGGCGGTGTGAACGATGGCCGGGCGGGGGTGAGTGCCGCAACGATATGGGCAAACCTCCAAACCTATTGCACGGCCCGGCGCGCACGCGGCTACAAAGTGCTGCTGTGTACCGAGATTGACGCGCAGGACGCCAACGCCAACGCAAATAATTGGCACAGCACGGTCTATCCGGCGCTGAATACGCTCATTCGGGCGGGCTATGCCAGTGTCGCGGATGATCTGGCCGACCTGGGGGCGGATAGTCGCCTGCAAGACGCGACGAATACGACCTATTTCAACGCCGACAAGTTACACCCGAACGCCACCGGCAGCGCGGTGATTGGCGCGATTGTCAAGCCAAAGCTCCTGAGGCTGATGGGGTAAGTGGCCGGGGGCTACAGCCCGTCACTCGCCTTTAACGACGCCCGCAACTCGCAGTATATAGGATTGCTATGAGCATCACCGTCAAAGATGGAAGCGGCGCGGATGTCGTCTTAGACCCCGCTACCGCCGCCAAGCAAGATACCTCCAACACCACACTTGCCACGCTGCTGACCCAAAGCGATTTCGACACGAAGGCGGGCGCGCTCACCGAAACCGCGCCAGCCAGCGACACCGCATCAAGCGGCCTGAATGGGCGGTTGCAGCGCATCGCGCAGCGGCTATCGAGCCTGATTGCCTTGCTGCCGACCGCGCTTTACGCCACGCCTGCCGCAGCGGGTAGCCGCAGCGGAGATAGTACAGAAACTTGCTCATATGGATATAAACGACGCCCAACGGGAAATTAGCAGATGAGCACACTTCTTGGTGGTATTCGACGCCTTGCGGCGCGCTTTGGCACCTACGGCGCAGGCACCGTCAAGCGTCCGGCGGCGCTGAGTGGCGGAGCGCGCAACAGTGAGCCGCCCGTGCATTTGTCAGGCGTGATGATGGCAATCCTGTTGCCGGGCAACACGGCAGGGCGGGATACGCTGGCAGCGCTTGGCAGCGACCGCGCCCGCAAGCTCGGCTACGTCGCACCGGGCGTGGATACCACCGATGGCGATGTGTGGGAGATTGGCGGCGAAACCTATGTGGTCGATGGCGTGGAAGCAATCACCGATTGCAAAGTCTGCGCGTTAAGCGTCTACCGACGGGGGGCATAGATGGTTATCAGCAAAGACTTCGTACAGCAAACCCGCGACCTTGCGCGGCAGTTCGTGGCTGCAAGCGACCGGGCGAACGCCTTAGGCGCGCAGTACGCCCACAGCGGCGAAACGGATGAGTTGACACCGCAAAGCGAACTGGTGAACCTAGACGACGCGCCGATCCTTGATGCGCAGTTACAGGCGTTCTATGCCACGTTAGGGGCGCTTTTGGCACCACTCACCGCCGAGCAGAAGAAGGCGATCTATGCTCTCCTTTGATGTATCGGGCGATGCCGCAACCCTGCGCCGCCTGGAAAGCCTGGAGCGCGTGATTGACACCACGCCGCCGATCTCCGAGCTGAATGACGCCATTCTGCCGATCCTGCGCCTCTACCCGGCGGAGCGACCGGGGCAGCGCTATACGCGCACCGGGCGGCTGGGGCGCGGCTGGCGGGGTAGCGCGGCGGGGCAAGTGGTGACGTTTGACAACCCCGTGGAGTACGCCGGGGCGGTGTACGGCGACGGCACGCAGGCGGCGGTACACGCCGGGCGGTGGCCGCGCATGACAGAGCTACGTGGGCGCGTGCTGCCCGTGGCGCTGAACATCTACCGCGAATGGATAGAGAGGCTGGTGCGAGGATGACCCGCGCCGACGTGCGCAACGCGCTGGCCGACGTGCTGGAAGCCGGTCTGAGCCTGCCCAGCGGCAACGTCCTACGCGCTTTGCCGGGCAAGTTCTACGGCATGACGCCCGTGGTGCTGGTGCTGTCTGGTGGCAGCGGGCGCGAACTCACCAGCTACGATGACGTGACGCCGCGCTATCTCTTGGATGTCAAAACGTATGTGCTGCTGGGCAAGGCGGATGACAGCGAGTGGTCAAGCGAGGATACCGAAGCCAAGCTTGATACGCTGGAAGCGCAGATCGCCGCGATTGTCGAGGCGAACGGCGTTCATCCGCTGTGGCAATCGCTCACCTATAGCGGCATGAGCCGGGTGGAAGATGTGATGAGTATTGATGGCTTTGTCTACCGGCGCGAAACCACACGGCTGCTTGCGGAGTGCGAATGAGACGAAACGGAGAATTGATGCGGTTGTCAGTAAACAACCAATACGCCGATTTCGAAGCCCCGATGGCGTTGTATACGAAACGCGCAATGTCAATGATTTTGCGCGGCAACACGGGCTGCATGAGCGGCTATTACACTTTGTGGCTTCAGGCAAGCAGCATCACCATAGAGGATGGACGCTTGCTGAGTAGAAAGGAGGTGCCCGCATGAAAATCCTTGTTTGTCACCCAGGACATTCGTTTTCAACGCATGACGTTTATATGGGCCTGTGCGAGGGCTTGCGGCTGAACGGCGTTGATGTGGTGCGCTTCCAGTGGGGCAAGACATTGGAGCTTTTAGGCGGGATTGTCAACGCGGCGATTAAGGGCGGCGGTGTACCGCCGGAGAACGGGGCGCGGGCAATGGAGTGGGCGAGCTTTGTGGCCTCTGCCGACCTTGTGACCGTCGCGCTTGATGCGGATGTAGATGCGGTGATTGTCGTGAACGGCCTGCTGGTGCCACCGTCGCGCATTGGCGCGCTGCGGCGCTTTGATAATCCCATCGCCTGCATTGGCACGGAAGCGCCCTACTTCCTGAAAGCCGAGCAAGATATTGCACCGTTCTATACGCACTGGTTTACCAACGAACGCTTGTGCGTGGGCGCGTTTCCCAACGGGCACTACCTGCCGCACGCCTACAACCCTGCTACGCACCAGCCGGGGCCGAAAGACGCGGATAAGCAAGTGGATGCGGTATTCATCGGCGGCGGCTATCCCGAACGGCAAGCGCTCCTGGCCGGGCAGGGCGTGACCACGCGCGGCACGCTGTGGCACCTTGACAACGAGCGCGGCGCGGATGACCACGAACGCCGCCAGCGATACGCAGAAGGGGCGATACCAAATACCGAGACGACCGCATGGCACCGCAGCGCGAAAGTCTCGCTGAACCTGCACCGCAAGATGGCGTACCTAGAGCGCGGGGATGAAATCGCGCCCGGCAGCGCCGAAAGCCTGGGGCCGCGCGCCTATGAAATCCCGGCGGTCGGCGGCTTCGAGCTGATAGACGACGAACGCCCGGAAGTATTCGAAGTCTTTGGCGACAGCGCCGCCACCTTCACGGCGTGGGATCGTGCGAGCTTGCGCCGCGCACTCGATTACTGGCGAACACATGACGACGCCCGCGAACGGCAGCAGCGGGCGCAGGCGCAGGCCATTGCGCCGCATCACTGGGGCAACCGTGCCAAAACCGTCTTAGAAACCATCCTAGCATAGGAAAGGAACACACCGTTGGGTACAAAAAATACAAGAAATGCGGGTCTGTACCTGTCTGCCACGCTTGGCGGGACGTACACCAGGGTCAGCAAAACCCACGGGCTGAAACTCAGCCTGAAAACCGACTTTTCGGAGGACACCAGCCACGGCGATACGTTCAAATCGAAAATCCCTGGCTCGCAGGATTTCGAGGCGACGTTGCAGCGCTGGTACGAAACCGCCACCACGGCGCTGGAAAGCCTCTCGCTGTCAAAAACCAGCGAATACTTCCTGATCTATCCCGACGTGGCGGATACCGTCAACTACTACCGGGGACAGGCGTACTTCGGCCTGGACGAACTAAACCTTGACCTGGGGAACACTGCCGATATGCAGTTCACGATGGTGATTGCCAACGCCGACATCGCCATTATTCGCAACGGTTCGGTTCTGAGCTAGGACGTGCACGGCGGGGCGGTGCTGAGCCGCCCCGCGCTATCGAGGAATCATGCTTACACGCGATGCCATTCTGGCGCACATGCAGCGCCGCACGAAGGTGGAACACTCCGCCGTGTTTGGCGGGGATTTGCGCATCCGCGAACTGTTGCGGAGCGAGTACAAAGCCATTGACGCCCGCGCTGATACACAGGCGCAGGGCGATAGCACCCGCCTGATGACCCTGCGTAATGCGCTGCGGCAGTGGGCGATTACGCACACGATTGAACTTGATGCTGATGCGCAAACCGCATTCTGGTTAGCGCTTGGCACCGGCCAGCGTGAGCTTGATGTGGATGCATTCAACGGCGGTATTTTTGCGGCGGCAGCAGTTGACGCTGACGGAAACGCACTCTTTACGCTTGCGGAAGTTCTCGCGTTTCCACAACGCCCCGACGTATGGGACGAAATACAACGCATCGCAACCATTGTCATTGACCTCTCGGAGGTGGGGCCGGAGGCTCTAAAAGAGCTATCTGCCGACTTACCAGAGACGACGGACGCGATCCCATCGACGGCAGCGAGCTAAACGCGGTACGGCGGGAAGCGCTGATGAGCGCCAGCCGCAGCGCCGACTTGGACGAGATGACCGATGCGGAAGTGTTCGCCGCGCAAGATGAACAGTTTTGGTACGTCGATATGTGCGTTGAGAAGTTTCACCGCCTCACGGTGGAAGTGGATGCGCTGTTGACGTGCCGCGCCTATACCGAGTTGCAGGCGTATCAGCTTATCAAAAGCGCGATGCTGAAATTGACGCGCAGTTTTCAGGAGTAGTTATGCACCCAGCCGCCTTTTCATTCGCCGCCCCGCGCCTGATTGCCGCCGCCCCCAAGCGTGTGCTGGAAATCGGCAGCTTAGACGTGAACAGCAGCGTACAGGGCTTATCCCTGCGCGCCTTGCTACCCGATGCCGCGTGGCTCGGCATTGACAGCGCCGCCGGGCCGGGTGTGGATGAAGTCGCCAGCGCCGCCGACTTCCGCACCCGCCGCACGTTTGAAGTGGTCATCAGCACTGAGGCGATGGAACACGCCCCGCGCCCGGAAGATATTATCGAGTGTGCGGCGCGCTACCTTGTGCCGGGCGGCTTGCTCATTCTCACCGCCGCCGCGCCCGAACGTGCGCCGCACGGCTGCGACGGTGGCGATGTGCAACCGGGCGAACACTACCGGGGGATTACACCCGACGAGTTGCGCGCGATGCTGGACGGGTGGGACGATGTAGACGTGACGCACGACGCGGCGGCGGGGGATGTATATGCGGTGGCAACAAAGCGGGCGGAAGGTTAGGGCGTGCCCATCACCTGCACAAACGCCCGCGCATGGGCATCGGGCGGCGCGCTGCACAGCCACCACTCGGCGGCCACGTCGGCGGGCTTCTGCGCTAGGAGTGCGGCGGCGTATGCGGCCTGTCGCTTGCGTATCTCGACAAGCACGCGCAGCCGGGCGGCGGCGGTGTGGTCGGTGCTGAAACGCGGCAGGACTTCATTGGGCGTATGCGGCCAGCCTCCGTCAAGCGCGTACCGCGTGCCATCGGGGGTGCGTAGGTATCCGGGCGCGTCATCCTCGACATACCCCAGCACGCGGGCGCAGGCAATGTCAAGGGCGCGCAGGCGCACCGCTTCCACGGTGGCGGGTGAAACAGGGGCGAAATTGTCACTCATTGGGCGATCCTTTCACGTCGCTGTCATTATAGCACCGGACACCCTATGTCAGATATAAATATCCGCATCCGCTCTCAATTCGACGCCGCAGGCACCGCCGCCGCCCGCAAGGAAATCGACGCGCTGGTTAAGGCAATGCAGCAGGCCGGCGCGGCGAAAGCCCCCAACGCGAACTACAGCCAGGTCGCGGCGCAAGCGCGCACGGCGGCCACGGCGGTGGATGGGCTGTCAAAGGCCGATCAGCAAGCCGCCCGTGCTGCCGAGCAGTTAGCCCAAGCGCAGAACCGCACGGCGCAGAGTGCCGCGCAAGCCGCCGCCGCCGAAAGCCGGGCTGAAAAGGCCGCGCTGCAACTGGCGCAGGCGCAGCAGCGGGCGAACCAAGCCGCACAGTCGGGCGGCGGCTATTTCGACAAGATGGGCGCGTCGATTCAATCCTCGATTATGGGTATTGTTGGCCCGGCGGCGATTGCAACCACCGCCATTAAAGGGATTGAACTTGCCGTCAACGCTGCGCAAACGGGCGCGCAGTTACAGGGCATAGAACAGTCCTTTCGCGCGCTTGCCAAGACTGGCGGGCAAACTGCCGACGCACTGCTGGCGAAAATGCGCGCCGCCGCACAGGGCACAATTAGCGATGCCAAACTCATGGAAAGCGCCAACACGGGCCTGCTGCTGACAAACGGCAAGATGGCAGCGGAGTTGCCGCGCCTGATTGAAATCGCCCGTGCCAGCGCCCGCGCCACGGGGCAAGAAGTCAGCTTCGTGTTCGACTCGCTTGCCCGTGGCATCGCCCGTGGCTCACCCATGATCATCGACAATGCGGGCATTACGCTCAATGCCGCAAAAGCGTTTGACGACTACGCCGCAAGCATTGGCAAGAGCGCGGATCAGCTCACGAAGGCAGAGCAGCAGCAGGCGACGCTCAATGCGGTCGTTGCAGCCGGCAATGACATCATTACAAAAACCGGCGGCGCGCAGGCGGGCAACGCCGAAATGTATGCGCAGGCGAATACGCAGATTGAAAACGCCAAGAACCGCGCCGCCGAACTGGCCGCCGACGGCTTGCTGCCGGTGGTATCGGGCTTTGGCGCGCTTGCGGGTGCCATCACCGGCACGGATAGCACCTTAACGGATGCCATCGGTACGCTGTTTACTTCGCAAGAAGTCCTTGTTGCAAACGCTCGCGCGCAACTCGAAGCATCCGCCGCTGCGCAGCAACTTGCGGCAAGTGAGGGCACGCGCGCCGCCGCGACGAACGAAACCATTATCGCGCAGCAGGCTTCTGCCGCGCAAACGATGCTTGAAACGCAGGCCAAAGAAGCCAGCACCGCACAAAGCGAACTCTTAGCCGCGCAAATCCAGATGGTTGGGGATGCGTATCTTGCGCTGAACCCAAACATTGATGCCAGCGGCGTGGCGCAGGCGGTAGCGGCGAACCATATTGACGAGGCGGTTGGTACATATATCCAGCAAGTGATTGCTATTCAGAAAACCAAAAACGAACTTGCGGCACTCCAGGCGCAGGCGGGAGTACAAACCGGCGGGGCAAGCGTTACCGAAGGGCGAAGCGAGCGCAGTAGTGCGGGGGAGCTTGCACAATCTCGCGCTGCTGGAGCCGCAGGGCAACGCGAGCGCGCCGCCGCCTTAGCTGCCGCAAAAAGCGCGCAAGTGATGGCGACGGGCACGACCGCGCAAAAACGCGCGGAACTCCAAAAGCAATACAACGATGCGGTAGCCGCGCACGGGCGCGAAAGCGCTGAAGCCATCAACGCACAAACCAAGTTGCTGCAACTCGAACAGCAGGGCGGAAGTAAGCGTACCGGGGCGAAAGCCGCCACCGGGCAACGGCTCGCCACCATCGAACAGAACACCGGGCAACGGCTTGCTGACATCGACAAGGCCACGCAGCAGAAGCTTGCGGCGATTGACAAGAAAGCCGCAGATGACCGCATCGCCGCGCAGAAGCGGCTGAGTCAGGCGATGGCCCAAAGCGCCGCGCAACGCCGCGCCGATAACGAGGCGGATGACCTCGATTTGATCGGCGTGAAGGACGAAAAAGAAGCCGCCAAGCTCAACGACCGCGAACGGGCGCAAGCGACAAGCCGCGAACGCGAAAAGGCGGCAGCGGCAGAGGCGCGGGAAGCTATGGCGGCGGGCGATGCTGAAACCGCCGAGAAAGTCTACGCCGCACGCGAAGAACAAATCCAGAAGCAGCAAGCGCTGGATGAAGCCTACTACGCCAAACAGCGCGAACTCGCGGGCGACCCTGCCGCGCAGGAGGCGCTGAAGCAGCAGTACGACGAAGCCACGCGCGCGATCAACGAAGCCACGCAACTGCAAATCGACTTCGCCCACGCCGCTGCGAGTGAGAAAGCCGCCGCCGCGCAGGAAGAAAAGAACGCCGTGATTGCTGCGGCGGAAGAACAGAAGAACGAAGTCATCAGCAAGGCCCAGCAATCGGCAACGGGCATCAAGAACGCCACGGCCAGCGCGCGGGCGGCGGCGGTAGCCGACCTGCAAGCCATCGGCGCGGCGGTGGATGCAATCCCCTCGAACAAAACCGTCACTGTCTCTGTGAACAGCGGCGGCGGGGGCACGCCAAGCGCGGGTGCAAGCGGGCGCAGCGATGGAGCCTACGCGGGCGGCGGTGACTTCGTGACGAATGGCCCCACCACCATCACCGTGGGCGATAACCCCGGCGGGCGGGAGTTTGTGTCAGTGATACCCCTCTCCGGCACCGGCACCACACGCCCGGTCGCGGGCGGCTACGCAATGGCGGGCGGGGGCACGGTGGATGCGGGCGACGGCTACACCACGCCGATAGCCGGGCAGGGCGGCACAGCCAAGAAGAAGGGCAAAGGCAGCAGTAAGGGCGGGAGTAGTGACGCCGCCGCCGACATCAAAGACAAGATTGAAGAACAGCGCAATCTCATTCAACTGCTGTCGGATATGCTGGCACTCCGCGCCGACATGGCACGGGAAGTGGAAAGCGGCACGCCGTTTAATGTGGGCTTTGCGCGGGCGCTCGCCAAGCGCGCGGCGGAGTTTGCGCAGTTCGTGCGCGCCGCCCTGCCCGCTGCCACAAAGGACGAAGCCGAAGGCTACAAGCGCGCCGCAGAGAATAGCCGTGATGGTATTGCGGTACTGAGTGACCTCATTCAACTGCGCAAGGACATGAGCGATTACAAGGATGTGAACCCGTTCGACGTGGCGTTCGTCGAGCGCTTGACGGCGGTGGGCAAGCGCATTGTGCAGATGGTGCAATCGCAACTTGTGCCGACCACGCAAGCGGAAGTGGATCGTATGCAGCGCTGGGCCGACTTGAACGGCAGCGTGGTGAGCCTGATCAAAGACGTGTCCTCACTCAACGCGCAAATGTTCGCGGATTACGTCCCGCCGTCTGACGCGCAACTGAACGCCATTGCCCGCGATGCCAACCGCATTGCGCAGCGCCTGGCGGCGATTGCGCGCACGTATGACACCAAGGGCCTGGACGCGGCCAAGCAGTTCGTGGATGCCGTCGGCGGCACGTTTACCGCGTTCAAAGATGGGCTGCTGTTCTTCCAGGCGTTGAATAGCGGAGATTTCGTCTTGAACCCCGGCAACCTTGCGAAGTTCGAGAAAAGCACCATGCAGACAATGGCGGTTGCGGCGCGGCTGGGCGCGATGGCGCGCAAAATCCCCAGCCAAGACCTTGCCGCGCTGCAACTCACCACGCAAGCGCTTGCGGGGCAGGCGGAAGCGCTCATCAAGCTTGCGGCGGTTCCGTTTGCCGACTTGCCCGCCGCCGCGCGGGCGCTGCAACTGCAAAGCAACACGCTGCTGGGCGGGGCGCGCGGGGCGGGCGGGGGTGGCAGTGTCGTCTTTAACATCTATCAGCAGCCGGGGCAGGATGCGCGCCAGCTCGCCAATGAGGCGCTGCGGCTGTTCCGGCAGGACATAGGAAAGCGCCGATGACCGTAGCACTCTACTCCGACGCGCTCTCATCGCGCATCTACGTGCAGGGCACAGGATTAACAACCCCGTGGAATGGCACCGGCACGCCGTGGGATACCGCCAGCACTACACCGTTTGAACTGGCGATGAATGAGACGGCGGGCGCGAAATGGACGCCGACCGTTTCTCCCAAGTTACTCGTGCTGGCGGGTGGCCCGCCGCTGAATAATGGTAGCCTGCCGGTGTGGGAAAGCGTCGGCAACGTCACAGAAACGCTGGTAGTACAGGCGCGGGCGGCGCTGCATGAGAATGCGCTCACCTTGAAGCACACGCTGGAACAATTTCTCAGCCTTGCGTTTTATAACGGCCCGGTCATGCTCGAAATTGCGGAGTATGGCAGTGCTACACACTTTGAAGTCTACGCCGCCGACATTCAAGAAGATATGCGCTTCCGCAACGATGAAAACAATCGCGGACTGCTGCGCCTTGTCGTGACGCTCACCCGCGCGCCGCTTGCCACGCCGGCCAGCGCAACCACCGTGCTGAATGCCGTGTCCATCACAAACAACGGCAACGACCCTAAGAGCATGACGATTGGCGGCGAACTCAAATACATCGGGCAACCGCTGAATGTCGCGCTGTCTACGGGTGAGTTTGCTACGGCGGGCGTGCGGAATGTGTGGCTGGCAAGTATCTACGGGCATACCTACCAATCGCGCAGTGACGCCATCAGCACCACGTCAAGCACGGGCGTGCAAATCGGCGGCGGCTTTACCATCACCGTCAACATCCTGCACGCGCTGAAAACGCGCTTTGTCGCGCGTGTGGCAAGCCCCAGCGCCAACCTGCAATTGCAAGTGCGCGTCCAATGGGGCGCGGATACGGTCTATACCGGCCCGTGGGTCACGGGCGGGAGTACGTCGGGCGCGGTGTACGATCTGGGCTTCTGCGACTGGCCGCCCAGTGTCAGGCGTGCGGCGTATACCACCGGCATTACCTACTCCGTGTATGCGCGCAGCACGAACGGCGCGAGCGCCACGGGCACCATGACCTGGCACCAGGCGATTGACTATTTCACCTGGAGCAAGATCACCGTGACGAGCGGCACGAACTTGACGCACAACGCGCAGCGTTTCAAGGACACGAATGTGGGCGGGCGCGTGCTGACGCCGCCGCTGTACTCGCTGGGCACCACACCGAACCAAAGCGCGATTATGGCGGGCACGCTGCCAATGGCCTACAGCGCATCAAAGCTGTGGGTGGTGTGGGATAGCGCGGGCGCGCACTCGAACAGCGCCACGGCAACGTGTACGGCGGTGTATCTGCCGCTGTACCGCACGCTGATCGGGCCGGGGGTGAGCTAATGCCCATCCCGCTGTCTATCACCATTACCGAACGCGGCGCAGGCGGTGTGCCAAGCAGCACCGCTGTGGCGTTGCCCGCGCTGCCGACCGCCTACACGCATACGATTACAGATCGCTTCGGCTTTGAAAGCATGTCCTTCTCGCTGCCGGTGCGCTACGATGTGGCGCTGGATTGGCTTGCCAACGGCCTGATGCGGTCGGCAGTGGTGTATAGCCCGGATGGTATGGTGGTATGGGAAGGCTTCCTGAGTACCGTGAGCGCCAGCTTTGCGCAGAAGCGCGCCAGTGTCAGCATGGAGCGTGTGGGCAACCGGGTGCGGTGTAAGTACACGACGGTGCTCGACACGCCCGGAACCACGGCCAGCGCCAGCAACACCACGTCACAAGCGCTCTACGGCGTGAAGGATGTCGTCACCGACCTCGACAAAAGCACCGCGACGGAAGCGGGCTACAAGCGGGATCGGGTATTGGCGGCGCTGGCCTTTCCGCGCAGTGCGGAAGCCTCTGATGCGCGCACAGGCGAGCAGGGGGAAGTCACGCTCGAACTGTCGTTTGCGGGCTGGTATGCCACGCTGGAATGGCTGGTGTTTGGGAACACCAGCACCAGTACCAGCAGCGCCACGACGCAGGTGGGGAGCTTGCTCGGCACGGTTGCGGCCACGAATGCGTTCATTTCTACCAGCACGCTGAATATTGCCGCACTTGGACGCACCGCATCAGCGTTTGCGGAAAACGAGACAACCTACCGCGCCAAGATTGAAGATTTGCTGGGGCTTGGCGATACGTCGGGCTATCCGCTGACCTGGGGCGTATACGAGGGCCGCACGTTTCGCGTGGCCGCGTGGGCGGGCATTACGCCCGACACGCCGACGTACACCGAAAGCGCGGGCGATGCGTTTGTGTATTCAAAGGGCTTGCGCGTGGCTCCGTGGGACGTGCGCCCGAATGCCATGTCGTTTGTACGCAACCTTGCCGATGTTGCGCCAACGTCGGGCGCAGTCGATGCGGCGGCGCGTAAATACGTCGGGCGCGTGACGTGTACCATTGATGAAAGCGGCGCGGGCTGCACCTTAGAGCCGAGTGAAACCGCCGACATCGCCGCGCAGATAGCGAGGCTACGATGAACCTTGCTACCCTCGCCAAAGACCTGTACCCGTGGCTGCGCGCCCGCTTGTGGTTGCCGCTGCCGTTTACGCCGTCGGGCGGCGTCACATCGCCGTTTACCGCCAACGGAACGGCCTACGTCGCGCCGATTGCAAAGGATGTGACGCCGCGTCGTCTGGAATGCGGCGTGTTCCCCAGCGCCACCAACAACGGCTCGAACTACTGGACAATCACGCTCACGCTGCAAGCCACGGGCGGCGGGGCGACGACCGCGCAGGGCAGCGTCAACACCAGCGCGCTTACGGCGGGGCGGTGGGATAACTCTCTGGCGCTGAGTAGCTTCACGACGGCGGCATGGGATGCCGCCACGTATGCCGTGGTGTATTTGAGCCTGACCAAAACCGGCACGCCCGGCGCGCTGTACCTCAATCCTATTTTGTGGGTGTCGTAATGCTCCGCCGCCTCATCCTCGTCGCCTACCTTGTCGCCAGCCTCAGCGCCTCCGACGCCACGCCCGGCACTACCCTGCGCCTCTCTGCGGGCTGTGATAGCGGCGCGGTGCGGATCGAGCCGCAGCAGGGGCTTGCCTACAGCGCCACACGCGGCACGGGCCTGGCGCAGCGCATCGACGTGCGCGTTGCGTCGGAGGCGTGGCCGACCGTGCGAACGCTGGTGGTGGTGTGCGGCGATGCGTCGGCGGTGCTCACGCTGGGCGTGCGCGAGGCGGGGTGGGTGGTGTGGGTGCCGGTAGCGCGGGAATGAGAAGCGCCCGCGTCGGCGTGAAGCCAACCGGGCGCGTGGTTCCCAATGTGCGGGTCGGAATTGCACCGACTGCGGGTTTTCTCGGACGTTATTGTGATGCACCTCTGGCCTGATGTGGTACCGCTCCCGGTGTTACGCCTTCCCGGAGTCTAACTAGCAGGTGCTACCTGCTTTTAGGTTTTCGCGTGTCATGTCCACGCCGCCGCACATGTCCCTATTATACCAAAAACCGCCCCGGCGTGCGGAGCGGTTCAGCGGGTACGCGGCGTGGGGGCTAGGCGGATAAGCCAAGTTTATCGCGGGCAATTCGCACCTTTTCTAGCACGTCGCCGCGTGTACCACCGACGATCTCGAACACCTTATTGGCACTCAATCCGCGCCGTACCAGTTCGAGTATTAGATATTCATCCGTACCGCCGTTTTCAGCGTCTGTATCAATCGTACCAGTTTCCGTACCACCGCCGTACCGCCCATTTTCCGCCTTTTTTTCTGCCGTACCACTACCCATCAGCCGCGCCAAAATAGCATCGGCGTCGGGCGTTTCTTGCTGAACCATTGCCCGATGTGAAAGCCACAGCCGGGCGCGGTTTGCGGCACTTTGCGCCAGCATTGGTACATGGCGAATATCCATTGCATACTCGTTGCCGCCTGCGTCAATGTAGGCGCTGCGCTCGTTGGTGGCGTTATTTCGCGCCACACGGATGAGCGCATAGTTATTCCGCGCCGTGCTGCTGGGCAGGCCGAGATCGGAAAGGTTCTTCCCCTGGCCTAGCAGAACGATCTTGATATTGCGATGGCGGGCGGTTGCACCCATCGTGCGGATAAACTGCGCCATACGTGGCTCGTTCTTACCTTCCGCGTTCTTTGTGCTGCCGAGCGCATCTACAAGCTGCAATACCTCGTCAATAATCACCACCAGCGGCGCGAATGTCTCCACGCGCATCGCCTTGCGGCGGCGCTGATCTTCCGCCTGAACTGCCGCAAGCGCACCTTTGATGCTGGCGTATTCGTCGTTACCGTGTTCGTCTAGGGTCACAAAGTCGATGCCACCCCACTTTGATTCGCCGGGCTTGTTCGGCATGGGGTCGATGACCACGTATTCGCAGCCCTGGAACATCGCCACAATCGCCTGCGCCAGCGTGCTTTTTCCTGCCTTGCTTGGGCCATAGATCAGTAAGTGCGGGCTTTCGTCCAGCGCATCGCGCCACGTTTGCAGCGGCAGCACATCGGGGCTTGCGGGGTAGTATGCGACTTGCGGGGCTGTGGCCTGTGGGGTAGGGTGCGGGGTTGTGGGTGCGGGCGCATCCCACTCCGCATCATCCTGCCACGCCTCATATGCGGGCGCTGTGGCAGCGGTGCGGCTGCGCAGTTTGCGCCACAGCCCTTCAGCGCTCACGCCACCCACAAGGATAAGCATAGCGCCACCAACGATCAGCGTAGCAATATCCATAGCGTTACTCCGTAATCAGGCGATCTTCGGGGATGCGTGCGAGCTGCACGGCGGCAAGGATGGCGATCAACCACACCAGCGCAGTATAGCCATTCGTGAACCGCAGGTCAAGCGCCGCAAGCCACACGGCGGCGGGCTGTGGCATCAGCACGCCCGCAAAGAAGCCCACAATCCCGTAAAACGCATACGCGCTGGGGATCGTATCCAGGATGAACGCCTGAATATACCAGGGCGATAGCTTCCGCTTGCGGTTGAACCACTCGAACAGCGTGCACCACATCTGCAACGCCACCGCCGCCGCAACGCGGGCCGCGCTCGGCTGGCGCAGCGCATACCAATCATTGCCGTGGAAGGCTACAATGGTACACAAGAACGACAGCACAATGAGCAGGATGCTTGACCAGCGCACTACGGTGGGCGTGCTGTGGTCTAACGCCTTGCCGCTGATGAACGCTGACGACCGGCGCGGCGGGCGCGCTTCCTCGCGTGCCGGGCGGTGCGTGGGTGGCTGTGCCGGGCGGTATGCCTGCGGCGGGTAGTCGTCGCGTGCGGGCTGCGGCGCGTAGTGTGTGGGCGGTGTATTGGAACGTATACGCATAGTGCTATGCCTCCCCTGTTGCTTCTTGCGGGGCCACAAGCCAGCCCCGCACGGTTGACACACTCCGCCCGACGGCTTCCGCAATCTTGCCCCATGATTGGCCTGCGGCCCGCATAGCGGCGGCTTGTGCTTTCAGTTCTTCAAGGTTGTCCCCCACAGGCTCCGCAGGCTGTGGGCTTGCGGTCAGGGCTTGCGGGGTTGTGGTGATGATATGCGGGGCCGCAGCGGGCCGCATAGCGGGTTGCCATTCCCCCACAAACTGCGCCGTAATCGCCTGCACTTCGAGCAACTGCGCCTGTGCGACCGCAAGCTGCTGCAACTGCGCCCGCGCCTTTTCTTTCGCCGCCGCTACCGGGTCAATGAATAGCGCTTCAATCGTGCTGAAACACTGCCACGCAATCAGCACCAGAATGATCGTCACCACGCCTGCCGCGCCAAGCGCCACCCATGCACCGTTGTGCGCCAGCGCGTTATATAGTTCCACGCCAAGCGGCACAACCGACACCACCGGCAGCAAGTGACGCAATGCCTGGAAGGGTGACGCAATGCCGATAATCGCCAGAATAAGCCCCAGCAGCGCCAGCCCGTCAATCACGCCCACGAGCGGCGCGGCAAGATACCACGAGCCGAACAGGCTATGCCAGAATAGCAACGATGACACGACGCTAAACGAAAAGGGAACCAGCACAATGATCGTGTGGATGATGAAGGAAGCAAGCCGCTTCGTAGTCCAGTGTTTCATATCTCTCACCACTCCCCCGCCGCATCCGCGAAGGATTGCAGCGTATCATCGGCGGGCGGCGTCGGGCGCGCCCGGTGCGCGGGCTGGGTCGGCGTGCGGTAGCTCAGCACCAGCGCGGCGGCGACAAGCGCCAGCGCAATGGCGGCAAGTATCCATAGCGGCGTTGGCATCTACTCACCCTCCACGCTTTGCGGGTTGCGCACCCAACCTACCCAAAAGTTATTACGTCGAATGTAGCCCTGCACATGCACCGTGATCCCACCGCTTTCGGTGGTGGCGTCGGCGGCGTTCACCAGCACGACATTCGGCGTAATGCCATAGCGATCAAAATAGGCGTCTGCCGCTTCCGCAATCTTGGTTGCGGCGCTTTTCTTCGGGTTATCGTCAAACCATCCTAAGTAGCTCATATCTTCCTCACTGCACTTATTGCAATCGCCAGCCCCAGCGCCAGCCCGGCCACAAGGCCCAAGATAACGCCGGTTATCATTGGCGCACCCCCAGGCGCTTTATGCCGTGAATCCATCGAATAGCGTCGCGCTCTTGCTCAGAAAGCGCCTGCCATGCGCGCCGTGCGGCGCGCTCCGCTGGTGTACCTAAACGCCCGTCAATCTTCGCTGCCGCCGCGAAATAGGCGCGCATGGCTGGCGTGTGGCGCACGAACAGCGCGCGAAGTTTCATCATGAATGTCATTGCGTCTCTCCCTGCGGCCACGCCGCGCCGTACCCGTAGTGGCTTGCCGCCCACGGTGCCGCCCACAGTTCGCGCTTGGCGGCGTCGGCGTCATTCGCCAGGAGCGCGGCGCGAATACCGGCGAAGTTGTTTTGTTCGAGCGTGCGCGCCGTCGCCTCAATGCCGCCTTGCCACGTCGCGTACCCTTGCACGCCGCACGCGCCATCCCCATTGATAGCGCCCGTCATGCGTCCCGGCAGACAGAGCGTGGTGTTGTAGGCGTTGTTGCGGTTTAGCGCCCCGTCGCCTGCGTCCTCTGCGATACTCCAATCAATCATGAAGCTGATCAGTGCGGGCGTGGGCTGCGTATTCCCCAAGCGCGCCAGCAAATCAACCGCCCACGCTTCCCGCGCATTCTGCGGCGCGGCTGCAACGCCCTGCATGGGGGCGGCTTCGGCGGCGATGGGGGCGGGCTGGCGGAGTAGTACCGCCAACGCCGCCATAATCAGCATACAAAGCATGTACGGGGCGTAGCGGGTCACGGGGCACCTACCGGGCCGGGCATCGCGCCCCCACTGCCGGGTGTGTGGCATCCGCTCCGAGGCATAAACACTTGCCCCGGTGCGCAGCCATTCGACTGGCGCGCCCCGATGATTTCCGCCTGTGCCGGCTCAATCGTGGGCAGCGCGACGGGCTGCGCCTCGACTATCGGCGCGGCGTCCTGCGCGGGCGGAGCCACGTCTGCGGCGGGCTGTGGCTGTGGCTGGGCTTGCGCGTCCACGGGCGCGGCGGTGGGCGCGCTGCGCGGGCTGTGTGGGGCTTGCGCGCCGACATTTTGCAGGTAGGTGGCAGCGGTCGGCAGGGCGGCGGGTGGCGTGGGCAGGGCGGCGGGCACGGGTGCGCCCATGATGTACCACCAGCACCCGCCCGCGAAAGCGATGAGGATCAGCAGCGCCAGTACGTTCGTCACCAGCTCGTAGCGGCGGGGCGGCGGATAGCGGGTGTCGGGTTCAGGCTGGCGGCGGTAGGTGCGCTGGCGCGGTGCACCGCGCCATTCGTCATCGTACTGAGTCATGATACAATCTCCTTGTTAGCTTATCGGCTGACACAGGCCGGGCGGCTCTTGACGGGGTGCGCCCGGCTTACTTCAATGCTGCAACTTCTTCCGGGCTGATGCTGTCCAGTGTTTCGAGGACGTAGCGCAGCTCGCGGACATCCCCGCCCGCATCGCGCCAGCGCACCAGATCGTCGTACAACTCCGCAAGCAGTTGCGTGGTGATTTTCGGTGGCGGGCAGGCGGCGCGCTCTAGCTCCTGATCATAGCGCTGCGCTTCCCGCAACTTCGGGAAACTCCGACCGGGTAAGCCGTTCCGCCCTTCGACGTAGTAGTAGCCGCCGCCAATCTTTTGCAGGCTCATTCGTTCTCCCAATCGAGCAACAGGATGCGTACCTGTTCCTCAGTCATCCGCAACGCCTGCGCAATCTGCGCAACCGTCCGTCCATCATCGCGCAACGCCTGCGCCTGTTCGTTCTGCGAGGAAAAGCGGGCGTTGCCTGCAAGGCGCTGCAAGAAGCCAATCTTTGGCCCGCTAGTACGTCGGTGGTGGTAACTCATCGTCATCCTCCCTGCGAGTCCCTGCCCAGCCGCGCCAGCGTGGCGGGCGTGGGCGTGGGGTGTTATTTGAACCGCCCGTAATACTCTGTCAACTTTTCCGCAAGCCCCTGCGCCGTCGCGTCGAACAACGCGCCCCGATCCCACGTTGCACGGGTAGCAATGAAGTTATTCCCGTAGTAGCTGAATGTCCAGTTATTGAACATTGAGTCCACAGCGGCGGGAACGTGCGGCGTGATCGCCGCCTCAACAATGGCGCGGTCGGCATCGCTCCAATCGCCATTGAAGCCATACGGGGCGAAATCGTTGCGACCGCTTGCAGCCGCGCGAAGTGATAAGCCTAGAAAATCCATTGCTTCCCTCTCTGCTATAATCGCTGCTGTAGCGCCGCCGTGCCTCCAAGCTGTCGGCGCTGCCTATCGAGGCGGGGCGCTGGTTTTCAGCTTGTCGCCCCGCCTATAGCCCCTGAACCGCTGGCGCGCCGCGCAATGGCTTTATCAATAAGCGGCTGGGCATCTTCACGCCGAAACAGCCGGATCGTGTACTTGCCGCGCTTGCTCTCCTGAAACGGCACAAGCCGCTTGCTGCTAATCCACCTCCCCACCGTTGACCGTGGTACACCCGCCTCGCTGGCTATTGCTGCCGCATTCAACAGTTCGTCACTCACTCAAAACACCCCCTTCCGTAATGTACAAATGTTGCTGTGCCCGTAGTATACATCGGCGTACAAATGTTGTCAAGTACTATTTTAATGCGTATCTGTAGTGCCATATTCCCTCTTGACATGTGTACATTTGTAGCCTATAATGACAACATACCGAACGAACGACACGCCGAAAGGAACCACCGCTATGAACATCACCGTGACGACAACCAGCAGTGAAGTCAACTGGCTCCTGAGCAAAGTGCAGCACACTACCAGCGAAGAGTTCTGCCTCGACAAGAGCGTGATGATTCATACGTGGGCATTTCGCGGGCAACTCCCGCCGAAGATGGTCAAGAAAATTCACTACTTCATCAGCACGATGAAGCAGACACAGAAAACCTACGGCGACCGGGTGATGGTTGACGGGTACGAACTCTGGTTCGCAGACATCCCCCCGGTTTCGCGCCCGTGGGACGGCTACACACACCTGATCGTGTCACTGGAAGAACCCGCCTAACCACCCACCGCAACCAGGGCGGGCATCGCGCCCGCCCCTCGCACAGCAAGGAGTAAGGCAATGCAGTACAACGATATACCTGAGGAAATTAGAATATTACAGGGCAAAATTGACGCTATTTACGATAGTTACATTGCATCCTCAATTTCAATCTGCGTAATCGATCCGAATGACATGAAATACGGGCATCGTAGCTGGATTGGTCGATATACACAGCAGCTATTCAGGCTGATTGAGCAGTATGACCTGGATGCCGCGCAAGTTTTGTGGGTGCTGTCCACAAAAAACAAACCGCGCATAATTAAGGTTGATTAACCCCACCCACACGCAACCGGGGCGGGCATCGCGCCCGCCCTCGCACCACAAGGAGCAAGGCAATGGAAATCAACGACTACAACGGCGCATACATGCCCGACGATGACATCTACGCACCCGCTGCCCGCGCCCGTCGTCTGCCATACGTGCGCTACAGCCTGATGATCGATGACATCAACTGCGCCAAGCGCTACGCCTATCGCCGCCGGTTTCCGCGCCCCGACGTGTATGCGGAGTTTGCCGACCTGTACAATTTTGACGAACTGCCGTCTTAACCCCACCCGCACGGGCGCGCGGCCCGCTTCCGCGCAGCACACTGAATGACAAGGAGTGGGCGATGGACGTACACGGCAACGATAACGGACCCGAATGGGGCCTCTGTAAAACGCCAGGATGCAGCGAGCCAGCGGAACCGCTATGGTTCTCTGGTGGATTCCCTGATGACCCCGACTTGCTGCTGTGCTACAGGCACACTGGCGAGCACATCGGCAAACTGCAAGAGCTTGCTCGCCAAGCGGTATATGGCTTGTGGCGATGGAAGCGCAACCAAAAGCGCGGCGGCAGTCGGCACGAGGCCGAGCATGGTATGACTGACTTAGGACAGGCAGCGTCGGACTTTGCGGAGTTGCTAGGCCTGGACTAAAGCGCGCACGCCGCGCACAGCGCCCCCACGCGGGGCAAGGAGGAAGCGATGACCACCACAGAGACACAGGCCGCCCGCATTGCCGCGCTGGAAGCGGAGATCGCCCGGCTGCACGCCGTGCTTGAACGCGCCGATGATATGGCAAATGCGCTTGTAGCGTATTTCAACAAGCGCGGTGCTGACCATGCTATGTGGAAAGGCAATGAGGACATAGGCGATCTTGCCGATACGCTCTCAAATTACGGCCCGCTGCGCCTCGCTGAGATGGACGCACGCCGCGCGGGGCAGGGAAGCGATGGAAAAGCCTAACGTAATCATTCGTACGAGCGGCGATGCTAGCGAGACGCTGCGCACCGTGGCAGGGCGGTTGCACGACATTACCCTGACGTTTGAACTGGAACTGATAGAGGAATTGAAGGCAAGGAATGCCGCGCTGGAAGCGGAGATACGCAACCTTCTGGACATTGCCGATAGTGGCGAGTGGCATTCTAGTATTGATTGCGAGGTCGAAGGACGAACCGATTGCATGCTGTGCGAGGCGTTGAAACACGCTGCGCAAGTCATCCTCCCCTAACCACCCCACACCCCGCGCTGGCAGGGCGTGGAGATTGGCGTCGGCTAGGTTTAGTTCTTCGCTCATCACACATCCTCATTTCGCGGCAGAAGCGCCGCCGCTTGGACGCCTAATGCGTCGGCTATGTCGTACAGTGTTGCCAGCGGCACGCGCTGCCGCCCGGCTTCGATATTCACCACCGACGTGCGGCGCATCTCGATACGCTGCGCCAACTGCTCTTGCGTTATATCCTGCGCCAGCCGTGCGGAGCGTATCGCATCCCCGACGGCGCGATACAGTTCTGCCCCCTCCTCACCGAATGGTGGCAGCTTACCCGCAAGCCGTTCGGCGCGTTTGGCTTCCTTGATTTGCTCGTCAAGTTTGGTGCGCTGGGCGCGCAGCTCGTCAACCGTGCTCATGCCACTTTCCTTTCCCACAATTCCAGTTGTACCACCCGCCGCCCGGCCTTCGCCCGCAGCGCCAGCGTGGCCGCCCACGCCCGCGCCGCTTCCGCGCTGGCTAGGCTGCCTCCAAAAAGCTATGCTGTTCGGCGGTGGTTCGCTCTGCCACCGGCAACGGTTCATCCTGCGCCAAGCGCGCAAGGCTTTCGCGGATGTCTAGGCCGTCTAACTCGTTACCTACGCACGTCCATCCGGGGCGGCGGCGGCGGGCGAACACTTCCAAGCGCGGGCCATCGAAAAGCCGTTCGATGCGGTTTTGTATTTCTTCGGGCTTCTTGCTGTGCCGAGCGCGGGGCGCAACCACCGCATCGCCGTCGGCTACAATCTGCGAGATCGCCGCACTCAGGCGGGCGGGCGTGCCGTTCGAAAGCAACCAAACATCCTCAGTATTGGACGCGGTATAACTGCCGATGCCGAAGAAGATCGCGCCGCTTTTGGGTGTGGTTTTCACCCACGAAAACGCCTTAGTGATATACCGAAATCCCCACGCCCGTACAATGTCGGTTTGTTCAATCAACAGCGGCGCAGTTACCCACACAAGGATCGCGCAGTCGGGCGCGGCAAGGGCGTGCAATTGCGGGCCAAGTGCCGCAATATCAGCCCATGTCATCAGGTCGTATTCTTTCTCGGCTATGCCTTGCCCGTGCGTGCGGTCATAGGGCCACGGCGGGTCTAAGAGTATCGTATTGTATTTCAACGTCGTTCTCCCGTCTCATCCGTTTCCTGCACTGCCGTCGTTCGGTTCGTCGCGTGCCACCAATTCAGCACACGCGCCACGACCCACGAGCCATCCGGGCATTGCACCCAGTATTCGCCGGGTTTCAGCGCGGGCGTGGTCGGCGGGGTGGGCTTCTCGCTCATCGCCGCCCTCGCTTCCCTTGCAGGCTGCTCATCAGCGGCAACCACGCCTGCGCCGCCTCTGCGCTGGCTTCGTAGCGCGGGCCATCGGCCAGCGTGCCGGGGATGAGCATTTCGGGCGTGCCGTCGGGGCGGATGCGCAGGAGGGGCGCGGTGGTCAATCCCATAACGGCACCGCCAACGGTAGTACCATGCACACAATAGATCGCTGGCGAGATGTGCCGCCTGGAATGATGCACCTCGTCTGAAAGCCCTGTCCGCGCCAAAAATCGACGCTCGGTAAATCATCGGCACAACGCACCGTAATGGCGCTTACGCCGGCTTGCTCTGCACGCTCAATCAGTGTTCGCACCGCTGTTTCGCCATAGCCGCGCAATCGGCTATCTGTCTGTATGCAGTGCTGTGCGACAGAAAGTGGCGCAGCATAGCGCAACGCACCGTGGAGTAAATAGCCGACCTTGCGCCCGCGCTCATCCGCTTGGATAATCGCGCGACCTTGCGCAATGTACCGTTGCTCAACGGTTGAGGCGGGGATGAAACCAACCGCCTCGTAGTTTTCGCGCATGAGTCCAATGATCCAATGTTCCATACTGCACCTTAAAACGCTGTTTTGACTTCCAAGAGTTTCGCCAGCCGTGCGCGGTTATACGCCGTCATCTCCCGCGCTACCTGCGCTCGCGCTGCGGCGTAGTCCAGGCCGTAGGTTTCGCAGAGGTCGCGGCCCGCGCCTGGTCGGTGGCGTTGTTGCTATCCACGTAGCTGCGCACAATGCTGCGCCATTCGACGGGCACCGCGCGCCAGAAGGCAACGTCGATCATGTGGTCGGTGGGTGTTTTCACGGCGTTACCTCTAGCGCATCACTCAGCAGCCCGATAAACGCCGACGGGTCACGGTCAAGCATCCGGGCGGTACAGCGCAGCACGCGCCAGCCCTCCACGGTTGCGCAGTTGTCAAACAAATTCCATAACCTCTTGACTAAGCCTGTGCCGCACGGTCGTTTCGCAATAGGCTTCTGACAACTCGCAGCCGACGTAGCGATACCCTAATTCTTTGCAGGCTTGGGACACTGGCCCGCTTCCCATGTATGGATCGAACACCAGCGCGCCCGGTTTCAGTTTGGCACGCAACAGGCACCAGCGCATGAGCGCAACGGGCTTTTGGGTGGGGTGTAGCACGCGCTCACCAGCCTCAGAAGCCCGGCAGACACCCCGCCACAAATGCGAAAAAAGGCGGGCGGGTGCGTCGATATTTGTCCAAGCCATTTCACAGTCTGCGTTGTCATCCGAGGTTGTGCCGTCGCGTTTATCCCAAACAAGCCAGCACCGCGACGGCGGCAGTTTGTCAGCGTAGTACTGCGCGCCCCAAAGCACGCTTGGGCGGTTCAGGTGTAATAACGGCGTCGGGTCGAATGGTTCATCATCTCCAAAAACGGGCGGAAAATCGCGAGAACTAATAAAGCCGCCAACTTTTTTTGACAGGTGCAAAGAAGTTGTTTTTCTTTTACCCCTTCCCTTACTGGCGCGGTCGGTTCGCTCTTTCGCTCCATACGGCGGATCGGCCAATATCAAATCAGCAGCCGGCGGCGCAAGGTCGCGCCAATCCCCGCAATAGATTGTTATTCCGTTGTGGTCGTAATACGGTCGCATTGTTGTATTTCTCACGCTAACGTGCTATAATTAGCACTATGAACACTAAAATATGTCCTAAATGTAATCAAGAGTTGCCGTTCTCATCGTACCCCAAAGACAAGAGTAGAAAAGACGGCATATACCCATACTGCAAAGAGTGTAACTACAAACACTCTCGAAAATGGGTACTCGACCACAAAGAACAGGCAGCGGCGTATTTGCACGATTATCGGCAGGTGAATATTGAAAAGGCTCGCGCATATGGCAGGCAACATTCGCCAAAGTATCGTAAGGAAAAGCCAGAAGTTCACCGTAACGTTACACGTACACGCCGCGCCAGAAAACGAGCTAACACGCCTGAGCCATTGACTCGCGCAGTAATTGAGCAACGTATGGTTGATTGTGGCGTGCGATGCGTGTATTGTGGCGGTGAGTATTCGCACGTCGATCACGTTATTGCGGTTGCGCGTGGCGGTGGCGATGTTATTCATAATCTTGTTCCTTCGTGCGGCGATTGCAACGTTCGCAAGGGTAGTACTGATTGGATTAAGTGGTTCCGTAAGCAGCCGTTCTATTCTTTTGAGCGAGAATTATGGATAGCTAAGCTCATCTCAAGCCCTTCGGCAACCTGCGTTATACAGCCTACAGGGTCTTGATCTAGTAGCTTTGCTGTAAAGCGAAGCACGATCCATCCTTTGAGAGCGGCAGTGTTATACTTGACAACATCCGCTTCAAACCCCGCCGGGCGCGTGTGCCGCCCGCCACTCCACACGCCGCCTTCCAGTTCCACCGCTACCCGCTGCGCCGGCCAGCACATATCAAAGCGCCAGCGCCGGGGCGGGGCGAACTTGTATTCGCGTTCGGGCGTCGGTAGATGGGGTGCAATCTGGCGCAGGCGCGTCAAGAAAGCCTGTTCTAATTGGCTCACTTCGCCCTCCCTGCCAGCGCGCTCTCAATCTCCGCCGCCGTTATCGACACCACGTCCATCGCCGCGTCCACGGCGGCGCGGTTCTCCGCCGTGGGGTTCTTGCAGTAGGCATTCATCAGCCAGCGCGCCCGGACACACGCCCGCCCGTGGGCTTCCAGGGGCGCGCGGAACTGCTCGGCGGCGCGTAGGGTTTCGGCGCTTATCGGTGGGAGTGTTTGCATCTTAGTAGCCCTCC